CTTTCCTGTTGCGGGATTCATTTTTCGCATAAGCGAGACAGCGAATTCGCACAGCTTCTTATTGAAGTGCCAGCCGTAATTCTTCAGATAGGCCGTCATTTCTCTGGGACGGTCATCATGTATATCAAGAGGTTCCTTTACCTTGCTCATAATGTATTCAAATTAAACGGGATGACGTCTGTCCGCCATCCCGAAGAGTTAAACAATCAGCGGTATCTTGAGTATCTTCCCGTTCCCGGTACTCCACGGCGTTGTCCCATGTCCCCGCCATAACGGTTTCCGTATCCACCGCCACGGTTGCCATAGCCGCCGTATCCGCCACGATTTCCATAGCCGCCGTATCCGCCACGCTGTCCCATGTCGTCATACTCGTCGTCATAGTCATCGTAATCATTACGCTGTCCCATGCCGCCTCTGCTCTCGGAGATCTCCTCGATGCACTGCATGAGCTTGCCTCCATACTTGAGCATCTTCTCAGCGTAGTCGCTCATCTTCTCGACCTTGCTGTCTTCTATTTCGATCATCATCATGTCTGTTGTTTTTTAGAATTGTTACTACTTGCCTTTTCCGCAGGTTTGAGCAGTTCGGCCATCATGGCCTTCAGTTCTGATATCTCCTGCCTGAGGGCTTTATTCTCCGCATCCTGCCGCTGCCTTTCGGCCAGTTCGGGATTGAGAGTTTCCATCATCCGGTTGCATGATTCCACCACCGTGCGGTGATAGTCTATGCTCTTGAGTATTTCCAGGGATCTGGTCCTCATTGCCGTGACCTCGGAATTCATCGACTCCCGTGATCCGGAGATAACCATGTTTCCTCCTCCTGGGAAATTGGCATCCGCGATATCCGCGCCTGCGGGTATCTTCTGAAAAGTGACGGTCTGTTCTCCCACCTTAACGGTGATATCCACCACCATTCTCATGGGCTGTCCGAACATCATCGGCTGTTGTGCCGCCTCGGGCACGGGAGCGGATACTCCCACAACCGATCCCGTCTCAACAAAGGGTGTTCCGTCCTTGTGCAGGATATAGAACTGATTATTTACTCTTAAATTTTGGAAAGGCATATTTTCTTCTCTTTGATAAGGCGGGATTTCTCCCGCCTGTAGTTTATACTACTCCGGTCATTATCTGCAGGGTGTTTGTTGTCCTGTCGAACCAGAATTCATAGACTCCCGTTCCGGGGATATCAGCTACCGTGAGCGCTTCTCCACCGTATTTGGTCACCGCCTGAGTCACCCCGTTCGTTTCAAAGAGTACCGGCAGTGTGCCTGTAGTCCCTGTGGGGATTTCCTGTCTGAGGTCAATGAATATGGTTCCTCTGTACCAGGCGTTGACAAAAGAGTGGTTGGGGAAGGAGAACACCGCATTTTCTGCGGTCACATTCACGCCGGATGTGGCAATTGCCGCCGATCCGCGGCGGTTAACGAATTGAAAGGGAAATGGCATAGTTACCTCCTTTCCCCGGGTCAACCCCAGAATCCGTTACCTGCTCCCAAACCGATACCGTATCCCAATCCGTATTGCGCGGCAACACAGGTCGGTACGCCTACCACCGGACTATACGGAACCTTGGCCACTTCGGGCTGGTTACATTCGATCTTGGCCAGACGTGAGCTCAGGTCGCTCAGCGCAGCGTTGACAGGAGCGATGGTTTGTGCCGATACTTGTGCGAAGTATGCGTTCTGATGTTCCTGTGAAAGCTGGTTAAGCAGCGTGCTGTTTCTCTCGCGCAGGGTGTCGATCTTGTCCAGCAGTGCCTGGTTTTGCATCGCATCCAGCTTGCTGATGATCGCGTTTGTGTTGGTTGTGCCGGCATCACGCAAGGCAAGCGTGTTCTGGTTGGCCGTGTTCACCAGGGTGTTTGTCTGATTGCAGACAGACAGCTGGTTCTCATAGCCCATCTTGGTGATGTTGTTGTTTGTCTCGCAGCAGCACTGACAGATCTGTGACTGGATGGCATTGTTACCCTGCATGATCGCTGTAACGATCTGGTTGGTATTCATGCCCATCTGGTTTCCGATGTTACAGATCTGCATGCCCAGTCCGTTAACGGCTGCCATGACAGCGTCGGAAGAGGTGTTCAGGGCGGTTGCAAGAGACTGGATGTCAAAACCGTTGCGTTGCACGGCCTGCATGATCACAGCGGTATTCGCATCGTTCTGCACGAACGGCACTACGCCTCCCTGACCGTTACCCATCATTCCTCCACGGGCGCCACCGAAGCCTCCCATGCCACCCCATCCCATCAGGATAAAGAGAAGCAGAATAGCAAACAAGTCGTCTCCCCATCCGTTTCCGTTACGGTTGTTTCCGCCGCCCATCAGGGCCAGGATGTTGGGGTCTACACCTCGTTGCTGCATCAGAGCCGGAAGCATGGCCAGAACGCCGTTGGTACCGCCTCCTGAGTTTCCCCCTTCGGGGAAAACAAATGTTCTTGATTCACTCATAGTTGTATTTGTATTTGTAGTTCCGGTCACTATTCGACCGTGCTGCAAACATACTCATCTGTGATAAGCTGCTCTAACGGATGTTTCCGACCTGTTTCCGAAGTTTTTCCAAAATAATCCGGACCATTGGCGAGGTGATGTTCCTGCTCATCAGATACCGCACGCAACGGGATGTCTTGCGAATGCAAGCGGCGATCTGCTCGGGATACATCCCGGCTTCACTCAATAATATAACGATGATGTGTCGGGCATCGGTAGTCTCAGTATCGCGTTGTGGACCAAGGATTCTGTCTCTTGGAACTTCCGTCTCCTGTTCTGTCAGAGACAGCACTTTGAAGAAAAATTCACTCTTGCACATAATTTTCTGATTTTTATTCTTACTTTTGTGCACCCCATTACAACAAATGCACATTATTCGCGTTAAGGACTTTGGCCCTCAGCGTGCGGATAATGTGCATTTATCTTTTTGTTTTGTGATGGGGATCAGAAAACGGAAGCGTTGAGGGCTTTTTTATAATTCCCTCCTTATAATTGGATATTTATCTAGAAATCATTACTTTTGTCATTGAGGTAAAAAGTTTTTCAAGATTGTTTTTAATTGTTTTCAGGTATGAAGAAATCCAGAATGAATACTCCGGGACGGAGCTACGTTCACCGTGTATCGTCTATCGTGCGCATCTATGACGAGCATTCCCGTGACGGCCTGTCGAACCGGGAGATCCTAAGGCGCTATATATGGCCGGAGTTCAGGATCTGCGAGCGCACCTTTTACAACATCATCAACGCCAGTGCCGATGACCGTATCATTTCCAAGCAGAAGGAGATGCAGATGAGTCTTTTCTAGAGTTTCTGCGTAACGCGGAAAGTGTATTCCTCGATATCCTCTATCAGTTCTGAGTGGTTATGATTCGTATCGCTGGCGGTACGCCGGAACATATCGAAGAATACGCTGCCGTCGTTTCCCAGGAAGTTATGCAGATGTCTGCTGATCTTCTCCAGCAGGCTGAAACGCTCCAGTGTCTGGAGCTGATATTTGCTTCCTTTTCTGGAGGAACCTTTCCAGTCGGTGACTATATGCAGCCTGATGGGAACAGTTGCCGTCTGCGTGGCGGCAGAGAGCATTTGCCATTTGTAAGGCATGAACTCAAGGAATACCGCAGGGCGGGCAAAAGGCTCTTCCTCCTCAATAAAATCCACCTGCTCGTTCCACAGGTCGTAGGTTTTGACAAGGGACTCTCCCTTATCGTCCGTCAGTCCTTCCAGGTGTTTCTGGAGCTGTAAAAAGAAAAAACTTCTCATGATATTTATAATTAGTCGTTAAATACTTCCTTGATATTTTCCCTGGCTATTTCCTGCAGCAGTTTCTCCAGATCCGGGTGTGTGCCTATGAACTGCCGGCGGGGAATGACAATTTTGCTGCCGACCTTCTTTAAGGCCATTGCCCGGTAGAATTCCGCATCCGAGGACAGCTGCCGGTTTTTCCTGGTCCTGCGCAGTTCCCCTTTCAGGGTATATCCCATTTTGCCCATAGCTTCCCTGTACTTGATCCAGAAATATCCTTTCATCCTTCGGGTAACGGTAATGGTTCCACCTTCGTTGTGTATCCTGGCATAAGGAACGGATGAAGTAAATGCTACTCCCTTGTTGCCTTCCATGATCTCGGCCCGTATGCTTTTGCGGAGCGTTCCGGACTGCTGCAATATTCCCCGGGTCTCATCCTGAGCGTACCGTCTTCTTTTCCACTTCTCGGTAAAGAAAGCCTCCCGCTGGAAGTTCCGGTCGAACTCCTCCTTAGCTTCCGTCTTGATGTCCTTCAGGGTAAGACGGATGTAACGGTTGATCCGTTGCTGCAGTTCTCTGATCACCTTCTTTGTATCTTTTTCAGCCATTTTCTCCTCCTTTCACTTGTTTACGCACGATCCTGCATGCCCGGCAGAGCTCATTGTCCGATCCTTTTCCGTTACAATCGGTACATCCCTTTCTCGTATAGGGATTGTATGCAGGAAAAGTGGTCATCTGCTTGCCCGGATTGAAACGCATCATCTCCTGATATTTACCGGCGGTCGCCTGCGATCCCAGGTTTATGGCCTGTTGCTCGTCACTTTGCGGGTATTTGCTTTTTTTTACCTGCTGTACCACGCATCTGCAGCCGAAACCGTTGGGCGGGAAATACCAGTCCCAGAACCTGCTGGTAATCGGGAGCGTAATCCCTTCCAGTAGCTGATGACTCTTACGTACCCGCTCGTCACCCGCAGTCCGGTATTGCAGATTGTAACGATCCCCATCCTCCTGGAAATCCTTCTCGAAATCTTTCCATTGCGCCGCCATCAGCGCCGCCGCGCCGGCGAAGTTATACTCCGTCTTCAGGTAGGAACCGTTATACGTATTGTTGATCTTTTGGACGTCATTTAAAAACCGTTCAAACGGCTTTTTATTCCCTTTTTCATCCAGTAGGGAAGGAAACGCCTCATTGAGCTCATGAAAGGTCTTGATCCCGCTGAATACATAGTTAGACTCCTTGAGTCTTTGTATGCTCACCTCATCCAGGGGAACTTCCCGGATCGAATAATCCACCGCTCCGTCCAGCAACGTGGCGGTCTCACGGATAAAGTTCCTCACCTCCTCCTCTTTCAGCATCTCTGGGGAGAACTGCTCCTGCCGGTGCAACCATGCCATCAGCAGGACGAATGCCGCTTCGACGGAAGAGGTGTCGACTTCTACCGTATCATTCTCTTCCTCCTCTTTCTGAGCCAGGGACAGGGAAGCGCTCTCATATACAAGCCTTGCCCTCTCATGCAGCCCCGCATAATCAGCGGGGCCTAGTCGAAAAAAGGCTTTACCAACTGCTGGGTCGTTTCCTTACGTGCCTTGACGGGCATCTGGTACTTCTCAATAATGTATTTCGGGTCCACCTCATAATGATTCATGACCATCGTTTCGTATGCCACCTGCTGTTCTGGAGTATAGGTCACGCTGTCATCCCATTCGAATCTGCATCCCTTCACCGGGAATCCGTGATAAATCATACGTGGGATCAGCTGCCAGTTTACCAGATCCCGTATCATATCGGCATCCTTGTTGATCAGGTTATCCAGCATGTTCTCATGCACCTTCGACTGCGAGAGCGAGGCTCCGTTGTCAACAGTCATGGTCTGTGTCAGTATCGCCTTACTCAGTTCCGAGTTACACCGTTCGATCCGTCTGTCATACACATTATAGGCGTCACCGCGTGTGGATTCCTTGATATCTATCGTGGTCCCTTCTGGAAAGAGTCCGTAGGATGCCGCTCCCATGTTACGCAGCAGCTTCTCCAGCTTGTCAAACTCCTTTGGATCGCGGCTGGTGGTTGTTCCGATGCGCAGCGGTATGCCGAAGATCTCGCCGAACATGTCCCAAAAACTGGCCATGTTTTTCTTCGGGATGGTCTGCAGTGCGCATTTGAGATAGAGTCCCAGATCGTGTGTGCCTCCGGCCTCCGTTACGTTCCATGATACAGCTCCCGTCCGGTAGTCGAATCCCGACTGCCATGTATCGTTCTCGCTGCGGATGATTACGCCGAACTCCGGAATGACATGTGTGCGCGGCACCAGTTTGATGTGGCTGAATACCGGCTTGTCATCCACCGTGATCACCGGCCCGAGTTCGATGAGTGAGTTGCCCTGATAGATACTCTCCAGGCTGAGTCTCATCCATACCTTGAACCAGGGAGCTTCGAAAAGTTCCTTGGCGTTATCCATATCGTTTCCATTCCTGTCCGTGATCTTGAATCCCTTGTTCATTACGAATCCCGTCCGCTGTTCGACGCACCCCGTGAGATGTCCGTCCACATCCACATCCGTGTAGATATTATAGAGCTTCGTGCGTCTTGGCTGCTCTACGTTGATGGCCTGCTGCCATGCCCACCGCCATGACTTCAGGTCATTACGTGTGAGGTTTTCCGTCTGCAGCTGCAGTTTGACAGTCATATCCTTTACCCTGCGGCGATCCGCCGGACGTGCCAGGTCTATGTTCCCGAACGGGATGTTTCCTTTCTTTTTATTTCCCATGTCTTACCAGATATAATTGTTTCTGACTCCCTCGCCTGTGCGGATGGGATTGTGGTAATCCTCCTCTCCGTTCGGTCCGGTAACGGTCGGAAGGTCAAGCATCACTGCGGAGGACTGTACCGCCTCGAGCCATTCCACCTGCCGGCTGTATTGCTTCTCGTACTTCTCCCAGCTCATTCGGGAGGGCAGACTGAGCACCATCCTGTAGAGCGCTATATCCGTCAGACATCCGACGAGCGCCATGTTTCTCTCATTATCTTCTCTTGCGAAAGCGGCGTTCACGTCATACCTTGCCCTCAGATATCCGGCCGCAAAGTCCATAGCGAACTTCTCCGCCGCTTCCCGGTTCTCCGGCTTGCTCTGCTGAACAATATCCAGGGCATTCTCTCCGATATTGATATAATCCTGATCCGTGATATACATAGTGATATAGTTAAATGATTACCATCTTTTCTGGGGTGGCTCCCTAACCCCAAGACGAGGTGGTAGCGTATCCTGCCGTACCTGTTTCTGCAGCTTGTAGATCGCACCCTCATCTGCGTCCGGAGAATCGTCATGTGCCCGGCTTCCCTGTTCGAAGGAGAGTGTCTGGTCAATGGATGTCTTCATATCGGCATCATCCTTGTACTTGATATTGTACCATACGAATCCTCTTTCCCACAGGGGTGATATGGCTTCGATACGTGCGAATTTGTCAGGCTTCTTGCGGGTGTCCGGCATGATGGGCAGCTGGTATCCTCTCAGGTCTCCTTCCCGTTGGAACTCGTCGAGTATGGTATCCTGCATGAAGTTGGCCTCCATGTAGAAGGATACGGCACAATCCTCCGGAAGTGATTCGTACAGGTCATAGAGCCAGCGCACCATTTCACCTACGCTGCATTGCCGGCAGAAGGCACGTATGCAGTGCAGTTCCCTCGGGGATGCCGTCTTGAGTCCTCTCTGGGGTCGTCCCCACATCTTGCACGCCTTGTAGTCGTTCTTTCCGGTGCTTTTCCAGGAAGGGTCGACATAGACAACGATGCTCTCATAGTATTTCAGTTTGAGCATCCGTCTGTACTTGATCCACCTCTCCTGGAATACGGCTCCTTCGGTGATGGGATTGTTCATGTACTCCTTCTGGAAGGAACGGTATCCCATAAACTCTTCGAGTCCCTTCAGGTATTCCGTAGTATATCTTTCGGGCCATGCGGGATTGCCGTTCTTGTCGAAAGCGTTCACCGAACTGGTATGTACCGTGCGACTGTCGATGATCCTCTGCAGCACGCTGTTCTTGCCGATCAGGTTGCCGACCATGACAAAGCGTCCTCCTTTTCCTCCGAAGCATCCGAAGAGGGCTTCCTTGATCCATTTGGTCATTTCCCGTACACGGGCCTCGCTGCGGCACATCTCATCATCGTCAAGGTCATCCACAACGATATAATCCGGACGCATCTCGCGGAACCGGAGTCCGCGCGGTGACTGTCCTCTTCCTCGCGAGAAGAAGGCACAGCGGTCTTTGGTGACAAACTCGCCTTCTTGCCAGCAGCCGGCATTGTACTGTTCACCGAAATCCTCGATGATGTACTGATTGGACTGCAGTTCCATCTGCAAGTCTCCCAGCAGAGCATCGGCATTGTCTTCACTCTTGCCCACAAGCACCATCACGTGCAGCATGCCGTTGAATTTCAGCCACAGCGGTACACCGATGTCCAGGTGGACGCTCTTGGCATGCCCTCTCGGCCATTTGAATACAGCCCGGCAGTTGGAATTGTTATAAAGATAGCGGGCCGCGTCATTCTGGAACCTGGCGTTAGGACATTCGCAATAATGCTTCAGATAACGCTGACAGAAATAGTTGTAGTCTTTCAGGGCACGGGCAATGTTGCGTTTCTTCTCTTCCGGGGTCTCGATACGCTTGTCCGATGTCAGCCGTTTGAGTCTCTCGCTCTGCTGTAGCCAGCGCTTATAAGCGTCTTTTCTTTCCTGTTCGGTCATATTACTTCTTTATAAAAAATGGTGAGATAAAGTCATCATGCAGCCTATGGAGTATCATCACTACTTCATCGGGCAGTTCCGGGTATTCTTTTCTGTGTTCCATCAGCCAGTCTTCAAACCGTATGAAGGCTTCCACGTAGTGTATGATATTGGTGCTCTTGTCCATTTTTTCGATAGCGGCGGCCAGCTTTACCAGATCGTCGGCTATCTTCTTTCTTTTCAGGTACTCGTCCGGATTTTCAATGGCGTCATTGACAATGGAGAGGATCTTCTGCGTGATCTCCTCGCGTGTCATGCCATAGCATGCCTTGAGCTCTTTCCATCCCTCCTGGTTGATCCATCGGGAGAGTGTCTGCCGCGCTACTGCGGTAAGTTCGAGGATGCGTTCTACAGGGACGCCCTTCAGGTAGAGTGCCTTCGCTGTTTCTTTGGATTTATGTTCCGTTCTTGCCATACCGGTCGTTTAAAATTTGAGACAAAGATGCGCATCCCCGGGGCGGATAGAAAAAAATGACGTAGCGGTTGCATACAATGACGTACGGGCTGCACAGTTGCAGGAAAAGGTTGCATAGTTTTTTTGAAGAGCTTTCTCTCCGGTATAAGTTTGTGACAAAAAACAGATGCAATGGGCGAGAGAATCCGAATATCGAATGAGACATTGAACCAGTATGGTACGTGGGTAAAGACAGATGGTGTCGACCTGTCACAGTACGAGCGCAATCCTATTCTTTTGTGGATGCACCAGAGAGGTGTCATCATCGGAATGATAAAGGACATACGCAGGGAGAACGGTGAGATTACCGGTGAGCCTTATTTCGATGAGGTTCGTGAAGAGTCGAAGCTGGCCAAGCAGCAGTGGGAAAAAGGCACACTGCGGATGGGATCACCCCATTTTGAAATACTGGAAATGTCCGAAGATCCGGCGCTGCTCAAACCCGGGCAGACCTGTCCGACCGTTACCAAGTCCCGTCTGGTGGAATACAGTATGGTGGACATCGGCGGCAATGACGACAATCTTCGCCTGGTCTATGAAGGAAAGGAACTCAAACTCAGCAGGCAGGAGGGTGCGCACAGTCTTCCGCTGCTGAAAAACAATAATCATCCAAAAACATTACCTCAAATGAATGAAGAATTGAAAGCAGTCGCCCTGATGCTGGGCCTCACGGATGCCGCAACGCTGACAGACGTGCAGAAAAAGATCAATGTGGTTCTGGAATATCAGAACGCTAATGCCCGGCTCATCTCCGAGAAGGATAACCTGCAGAAAGAGCTGGACAAGTTGAAGCTCGCGGGTGTCACTACGCTGGTGGATACCGCCATTGCCGAAGGCAAGATCGGTGCCGACAAGAAAGAACATTTCATCACGCTGGGCAAGACGGTAGGAGCCGAATCTCTCAAACTCACCTTTGATGCGATGAACGCGGCCGTGCGTCCCACAGCCATCCTTGCGGGAGGAAAGACGTCTTCCGCCGCTTCCGCAGGCGTCTACGAGAAATGGGAGGATGTACCGGAAGCAGAACTCAAACTGATGCGTTCTGGCGACCCAGAACAGTACAAGCGCCTGTATAAGAAACAGTTTGGAGTGGACTGTCCGCAGCTTGTTTAACCAATAACAATATTAAAAAAAATGAAAAAGAAAAATGTCTTGAAATTTCTGACCGGAACGATGTTTAACGTTGTGATGGGAATTATTCTGGCTTCCATCGTTGGAATCAATCCGGCCTATGGCGCCATATCGGGAGTCGTTATTCCGATGGCCCTTACAAACTTTACACCGGTAGCTGCCGCACTGGAAGGTGTATATACTGAAGTATGGACCGGTGAACTGGTGCGACAGATGGATGCGGGACTGACCGCTTCCTTTCTGGACGGTATCCCTGATTATTCGGCAAAAGTCAACAATGAGATTATCCACCTGGTAGATGTGGGTGGCGATCCTGATGTACTGGTAAATAATACGACTTATCCGATACCGGTTCAGGATCTGGTAGAAGGTGACATCCCTATCGGGCTGGACAAGTTCCAGACCAAGGCTACTCGTGTAACGGATGACCAGCTCTATGCGATCTCTTACGACAAGCTCTCACTGGATATCCAGCGTCATGGAACCGCCATCGACCGTATCCGTTATAAGAAAGCTGCGCATGCGCTGGCTCCATATAGCCATACTGCCAAGACTCCGGTGATCCCTACCAGTGGAGAGGCGGATGCTGCCGGAAGAAAGAAAATGACCCTCAAGGACATTATTGCCCTTAAGCGTGCGCTCGACAATGCGGAGGTACCTGAAGACGGACGTCGCCTGGTGCTCTGCCCGGATCATGTGAACGACCTGCTTGAACAGGACCAGTCGTTTAAGGACAAGTACTACAACTATACTAGCGGCAAGCTGCTTAATATGTTCGGCTTCCAGATCTATACGTTCATCAACTGCCCGTATTTCACCAAAGAGGGAGTCAAGGTACCGTATACTCAGGCACCGGCCGAAACCGACATGAAGGCATCCTTTGTGTTCTATGTACCCCGCATGTTCCGTGCGCAAGGTTCTACGAAGATGTACTACAGCGAAGCTGCGACCAATCCGACCGCTCAGGAGAGCCTGGTAAACTTCCGCCATTACTATATCGTGCTGCCGAAGAAACAGGAAGCGATTGGAGCCATCTACTCGTGGGATGGAACTACAGCACAGAGCAAAGAACAGACAGCACCCGCAGAAAAACGCTGGGCTCAAGTAAGACGTGAAGCAGCTGCCGCTAAAGCAGCCGAGGCAAAGGAAGAAGGTGGGCAACCATCGGAATCCGAGGAAGAAGGAGCCGTGTAATCACCTCTCATTGATTCGTCATGGACTGGAGTACCGTACTTACCCTTTTGCAGGACTGGTTTGCTCCTACAGGGATAGTCGTCATGGCCATCGGCTGGTGGCGTGACCGCAGGCTGACGAAGGTCCGTGCGGTCAAGGAAGATGAAGGCGTGTATCACCAGCTGTATGACGACCTGTCCTCGACAACTCTGGAATTAAGTGATCAAATAAGAAAAGTCAATGGAAAGATCATCGTTCTCGAACAGGCGCTACGTAAGTGCCATCAGTGCAGGTATGTTGAGTATTGTCCTGCTGTTATCTTCTTGCGCAGCAAGCAGGGAGAGCCGGACAGCCATCCACTCGGAGTCCCTTCAGCGGAGCGGAACCGAGGTAATCACCTCCGTGCGGGACCCGATGAGGATGGCGAGCCTGACACTGGAACCCGAGCGCATGAAGATGATCGCAAGCCTCCCTGAAGGTATAGGTGTGCAAAAAAAGGAAAACGGTCTGGATCTCAGGATCGAGTCAGACGGAGAAGGTGGCCTGATGGTCACGGCACAGACTGAAGGGAAAGAGAAGGTCACCATAGAGAGGAGTCTTACGGAAAATCAGGAAGTCACTGACACGCTGAAGGAAGAAATAACACCTGAACCCTCCTTTTGGGAGCGGGCAAAGATAAAGGTCATAGGAGTATGCCTTGCATGCCTGCTCCTTTTAATAGGAACCAGGTGGCTTAAAAGCAAATTAAAGAACAATTTAAAATCAGATTGATATGGAGAATACTGGAGCTATCTATGGAGTAAGCTCGCTTAAATATAACGGATCGGCACTTGGTCTGATTTCCGAGGACGGCATGCAGCCGGGCGGAGATTCCCCAACCAAGAACCGTATCTGGGCGGCACAGAAACGCAATGCGCCGTTTGCCGTGATCAAGGGTACTCCCGGAACCAAGATGTGGACGTTTACCCTGATTGAGCTGCTGGCCGAAAACATGGTGCAGGTCATGGGCGGAACGGCTGATGGACAGGGCAACTATACCCCTCCGACCGAGGACAAGGATGTTCAGGGTGTGTTTGACATCGGATGTACCACCGGACATACCATCCGCATCTATAACGGGCTGCTTACCTGCAACTTTGCCAACGGCATCAACTTTAGCAATGTACTGGGTATCTCGTGCGAGCTGGAGATGCAGGAGGCGGGTGAAGGCAAGCCTGCCTACAAGATCTTTGCACCCGGTGAAGTACCGCCGTCAAGTGAACTGCCTGATCAGGGATCGTAATGGATAACAAAGCTACACAGCGCCAGGCAGCTGAAATGCTGCTTGACGTTGGCATCCGCATACCGGTGATACCCCGAAGAATCTTTGGCAAACGGAAGGGAAAGTCATCCCTTGTCATGCACCGTCCACCGGCAGGAGCGATCATTAGGATTGCCCTTCGCTACCTGAAACTGGGCGTTACACCGGAAGAGATCAAGGAAATGGAGTATGATGCCCGTCTTAAGTTTATCGCGGAGAAGGGAAAGGCTGTCAGTGAGATCGTTGCCCTGTCTATTTGCACGGGATTTCTCACCGGATGGCTGTTTGTAAAGCCCGTTGCCTGGTATCTTAGATGGCGTGTACATCCTGCCATGCTTACGGCAGCGTTGATACAGCTGCTCTCGGGCATAGACGTACAGGCTTTTTGCAATACTATTCCATTGGCAGCCAGGGCGGCAAAGCTGCTCGAACCAATCGGAAGCCACAAAGAGAGGATGAGTTAAAGGGTCGTAATGAAGGTCCCCATAGCATTCTCGGTATCATCGCTCAGTCTATGGAGCGGTTCGGATGTTCGAAACATTATATTCTCTGGAAGATCAGCTATGCGGAGCTGCTGGTAATGAACATGGATGTCAGCCGGTATATCTCAAAGGAGGAGCTTATCGAAAGGGAAAAGAACCGTCGTCCGGAGACTTTTACTACAGAATATTTTCAAACAAGATTAGGAGGATAAATGGAACCCGTCAGACTGGAAATACTGCTTGATGACAAGACGCTCAAAGGGATGCGATCCGTGGAGGGTAACCTGGGGAGTATGGGTCAGTATGCCAAAATGATCATTGACCAGTTACAGAAGGAACTTGTGGATATGCAGAAGGAACTCAGGCAGGCTATGTCCGCTGGGGTGAATACCGATGCACAGGTGGCGGATATCCAGGCACTACAGGGAGTTATCACCACGTTGAAGATGGAGTTGAGGAGTCTTGAGCGTGAAAGAAAAAAGATGGGCTCTACTCCTATTTTTACCCGGGAGACAACCGCTGGAGTAGACGACATTACTAAAAAGACAAATAACCTTAGGCTTCAGTTCCAGCAGGTGGCCCGCGAACTTCCATCACTAGCTATGGGTCCGCAAATGTTTATCCTTGCTATCTCTAACAATCTTCCGATACTGGCGGACGCAATCCGGGACGTGCGTATACAAAACGAGCAGCTTATGAAATCCGGACAAAAAGGCGTACCGGTATGGAAACAGCTTGCCGGTTCACTCTTCTCCTGGCAGACTGCGCTTGTAGCCGCCATTTCGCTGGGAATTGTATATGGAAAGGACTTGTGGGAATGGGTGAAGAATATAGGAAAGGTGAATAAGGAACTGACTGTAGCAGAGAAAACGGCAAGGGATCTGAACACAGCATCCCGCAAAGCAATATCCTCCAAAGCTGACGAGATTGCTAAGCTGAAAATCCTTTATTCAGCCACACAGGATCTGACCCGTACCCAGAAGGAGAGAAACAGTGCTGCCGATGAACTACAGCGTCTGTATCCCAAATATTTTGCAAACCTAAGCAATGAAGCGATCCTGGCAGGTAATGCGGCATCAGCGTATGAGAGGTTGACACAGGCTCTTATCAATGCCGGACAGGCAAAGGCCGGTGAGGATATTATTGCGGATTACGCCAAACAGGACTGGCAAATCCAACGGGCAATCAATGCGGATACAAATTGGACAAACCGAAACAAAAAAGCGTATGAGGAAGCCAAGAAAAGGCAGGAAGAATATAATGAATGGGTGCGTACTCATACCAGTCAGCAAGGTTCCAATATCGTAAGATGGGGATTCAGAACCTATTTCAACAATACAGAGGATGGAAAGCTGATCGCTGAATATGAACGTCGGACAAAAGAGCTTGAAAAGAATGCCAAAAAGCGTGAGGATATACGCAAGAATCAGGAGGCTGTCGCTTCTTCTATCAATGTCACCGATTATATTACAGAAGGCACCGGAGGTAAAACACCTAAAGATACCGGCAAATCCGCCCGAGACTACCAGGACGAACTTGCCGATGCGCGTATAAAGGCACAACAGAAACTGGAAGCCGCCCGCATCGCCGTGATGAAGGACGGAATCGAAAAGAGACAAAAACTGGCCAAGCAGGAATTGGAAGAAACTCTTGCCGGGATCAACAAGCAGGAACGTGATACGCTCAAGAAGATGGAGGAAGCCGAGAAGAACCGGGGTGTCAAGTCTACTCCTGAAGAGAAGAAAGCGGTAAAAGACAATGCCCAGCAGCAGCGTCTTGTTGCCTATCAGCAATACGCAAAGGATCTTTACGCAATTGACAAGGAGTTTCAGGATAAGGATCTCAAATCCTGGATTGAATATAATAAGGAATACGGCACCTATCAGCAGAAGCGTACTGCGATCATGAAGGAGTATGCCCTGAAGTCCTCCCAGGAGGGACTCAGTGAGGATGATAAGAAGCTGCTGGCCAAGCAGCGTGACGAAGCATTGTCCGCTCTTGATTTTACAGAGCTCAAGAACGTCATCAATTGGGATGTTGTCTTCGGTAATTTGGAACGTGTGACTAAGCAGGAACTCCAGAAAGTAAAGAAACAAATCGTCGCTTTTCGTAATAGCCCGGAGTTTAAAAAGAACGCTACTCCCGAACAGATCAAGGTTATCGAGGAAGCCCTTGGCAAAATCGACGAGGAAGTCATCAATAAAGGTGGACTGTTCGGCAACCTGACCGAATCCATTCGTGACTATTCTGAAGCGGTTGGTGAATTGACCGAAGCACAGAAGGCATATGACGAAGCGGTAAAGAAATATGGGATAGACAGCGCAGAAGCTGAGACTGCCCGCACAAATAAGAACAAGGCGGAAGCCAAGGTCCGCAATACGGAGGGGAATCTGGAAACCTCAAAGGATAAGGCTGTTAAAAATCTGACAGCCGTCGCTGATGCAATGAACCAGCTTGGAGATGCGGATCTTAGCCTGACATCCTTTGGTAGTGCGGTGGGATCATTGGTTGATGTATTATCTCAGTCCGGAGAAGCTGTCGGTTCAATCATATCCGGTGTCTTGGCTATTTTTGATCAGATTGGACAAAAAGGTCTGGTTGGTTTCTTTGGTGATATTGTAAAATCACTGGGGCATACGGCTGAGAGAACATGGGGCGGCCTTGCCAATGTACTGACCCTGGGTAAGTTTCATATTGGCGGTGCTGACTACTCCGATTACGATGAGATGGTCGACAAGTACAATCGTCTGAACGAAATTTGGGATGAACTCATCGATAAGAAGTCGGAATATATTGAGATGTCATACGGATCAGAAGCGGCAAAGGTTGGTCAGGAAACCCTTGATCTTGCCCAGAAAAGCCTTGAATCCTACAAGCGTCTGGGTAAGGAACGGCTAAATTCGGGAGCTTCTACCGGCTCACACTCTATCGGTGTACGCATTCGCAACAGTATGAGCCAGTACGAATGGGATCAGTGGGATGAATTTGCCCGCTCCATCGGTATGGACCCGAATGATATCGGTTACCGGATGAATGAAATCTTCAGCCTGACCGCTGACCAGCTCGAACGGCTGAAAGAAATGGCTCCCGACTTCTGGGCAAAACTCACTGCGGATGAGTCTGTAGCGGAATACCTGGATAAGATCATCGAAGGCGGGGAACGTATCGAGGAGATCCAGCAGCAGATACAGGAGCAGCTGACACAGGTATCCTTTGACAGCATGCGTGATGCCTTTTATGATACGCTCCTTGACATGGAGAGTGACTCCCAGGATTTCGCGGATGACTTCAGCGCATACCTGCAGAAGGCGATCCTGATGACCAACCTGACGGATGCCTACGATAAGCGTCTGCAGGATTGGTACGATAAGTTCGCAGACTACAACAAGGAAGGCGGGATAAATACCGACGAGTATAAGGAACTGCAGGAGGAATGGAACAAGATTGTCGAGGATGCGCTTGGCGAGCGTGATGCCCTGAAAGATATATTTGGATGGACTTCCTCCTCTTCCTCCACGCAGGAAGGCAGGGCCGGAACCATAACCTCGATGACGGAGGAGACCGCCGGCCGTCTGGAAGGAATCGGCAATGCCATGCTCGATCATGTGATCAATATCGATAACCTGATCTCCTCTACTCTTGAGATGATGGCAACAGCGATCAGCCGGATTGCGGAGAACTCGGAGTATCTCAAGCATCTTGAAACGATAGACGAAGGCATCATGGACCTGCGTCGTGGTGTAAAAATGAAAGGATAGGATTATGAAAGCAGAAGAAGGACTCTTTTATATCAACGATATCGATATGGCCACATACGGCTGTTTTCTCTGGGAGGAACATGCGGGCGATCATACCAACTATGACTCCCTGATGAAACCGCCCAAGATGAAGGAGTATACCTCCGTCAGCTATCGGGAACTTGATGGGGAGGAATTGCCCGAAACATTGCTTCCCCGATACGAGGCGCGGGATCTTATCTTGAAGATGGCTATCGTGGCAGATACAAGAACCGGGTGGTTCGGATACTATAATGCCGTAATGGCTTTACTAAAGTCGGGATGGCTAAAAATAAATGTGCCTGAGATTGGCAGGGTCATGAAGGCTTATATGAAGGAATACTCTAAATACAGCCACCTTACCAGTCTGGCTAGTACCGGTCAGCAGATCGCCGGATTTACGGTAACGCTGCGCGAACCGAAACCTTTTTCAAATGAAGATTAAAAACGATTTAAATTGCCTGTAAATGGAACTTGTCATCTACGATAGAGAAGGAAACTTTAAAAAGAAGGTAAGTCCTGATTCCTCTTCCCGCTGGTCGGAGGAAGTGGCTACCGAATTCATGGTGAGTGTCAACTTTACCACCTGGGAGTTCTTTGTCCTGTCAGTGGGTGATTACATCGAAGTAGGCGGCAAACGGTTCTCTGTTAAAAAGGAGTACCGCCCGAAAAAGACCAACACACAGAAATATACCTATAACATCAGCTTCTATGGTCGCGAGCATGACATGCAGGACCTGCTCTTCTGCCGTCTCAACCAGGGAAGTGATGATCTTGAATCCGTATTTGCCTACGACGGTACACCGATGGAGTACCTCCAGAAGCTGGTGGACAACATGAATCGGAATACCGACGGTGTGACATGGAGAGTCGGTGAAGCTATTACCGCCAACCGGCAGACGATCAACTTTAACGGTCTGTATTGCTGGGATGCCGCCGCTGAAATCGCTCAGGCATTTGAAACGGAATGGTGGCTGGACGGAGAGTATCTGAACCTGAGCAAATGTGAGCGGGGTGAACGTGTCACGCTCGGCTACATGAAGGGTCTCAAGACTGGTCTTACGCAAAGCGAGAACTCGGATTCCATCAAGTGGTTCACCCGTCTGATACCGGTTGGAAGCACAAAAAATATTGATCCGTCGAAGTACGGATTTACACATCTTCAGCTGCCTTCCCGTGCTACGTACATAGATCTTAATACTCAGTTGGGACTGAAAGAACACAGAGAAGAAAGTGCCTTCAGTGATATCTTTCCACACCGGCTGGGTACCGTATCTTCCGTCCGCTCTGAAGAGAAAACGAATGAGGAGACGGGAGAATATACCGTATACTATGTCAAGGATAACGCGCTGCCCTTTAATCCGGATGATTATATGATCGGTGGAGAGGTGATACTTATCACTTTTAAAAGCGGTGATCTTGAGGGCAGGGAGTTCGAATGCAACTGGCATAACGATACAAAAGAGTTTGAGATCATCAATACCTATCCGGATGAAGATACCCAGATACCGGGAGGGAATCTCATTCCGAAGGCGGGTGATACCTATATACTGACCAATATCCGCATGCCGGATGAGTATTATCCGATAGCCGAGCAGCAGTTTGAGCAGGCTGTTGAAAACTACTTGAAAGAGTACAGCCGTGACATCTCGATCTACTCCTCTGATACGGATTATATCTATGTAGACAAAAATGAGATACCGCTGCTGCTCGGACAAAGAGTAAAACTGGAGGATGAGCAGTACTTTGCGGAAGGATACCTGGATACCCGCATCACGCGTGTGGAGAGGAAGCTCACGAATCTCTCCGAGGCATCGGTTAGCTGCTCGGCTGCGGTCAGCAGTTCATGGAAGTCATCCATAGAATCTTCGCTGGATAACCTGCAGTATGTGCTGGCAAGCCAGACGGAAAAGACCTCCTTGTTTGATATCATCAAGGTAGGAGACGGCAAGCAGCCTTCGGACTATAACGTATTTTCCGCGCTGAAATCCTTGTCAACACTCCTGCGTAAGGACCAAGCCGACTCCACCAACTTCCTCGTCCGCTTTCTGGGTGGCCTGGAAGTGGGCAAGGCCATCGATTCTCTTATTGCCGGCAGTGGTATCATCATGGATAAGAACGGTCGCATCCAGGCCAGCAGCCTTGAACTGCGTAATTCGCTGACAGTCCTTGAGCTGATCTTCAACCGTCTTTCCGCCCAGGAAGGCGACTATTCATATTCCGAATCGGGCTTGATTGAGAGTATCGAAGAACTCTCCGAAGGCACCTATCGTCTGCTTCTTCGCAAGCGTCACGATACGGACTTCAACGCATTCGCTGTAAACGACATCATCTACGGTTCTGTCAATGATCTCCTGGCCGGAGGCGGCAGCTATCGTACCTCCTGGATGCGTGTTATAGAGACCAATACGACGGATAACTATATCGATGTGGTGATGTATCCGGATTCCGAGGTTCCGGGCGGCAAGAATTACCCGCCCGAGGAGCTGATGGCCATCACCCGTAGGGGTAACACCACAGATGAAGACCGTCAGGGATACTGGTATATCTCCTCTTACGAGAAATGTATCTGTATGCTCGATGGTGTGACCAAGCCGATCCTGGAAGAGAGCAATTACTCTATCCTGATAGGCAGGATGAAGAATCTTTCGATCTTCGATAACCTGCCCATCAACTACCGGCAGAGCTATATCTATTGTCGGGGTCTCATCCGTCAGGATGACATCCGCGTTGATGTAGAAGGAAAACCGGTCTACGAACTGGTGGACAGGGGTATCTGGCAGGAGGGTGAGAAATACTACTTCGAGGCAAGGAACGAAGTGACCGGGCGTAATGAGATCAGTACCGTCTACCATCGTGGCAGCAAGTGGCAATGCCTGAAGACGGGCACCCTGCTTGAACCGAAATGGAACTCCACCGACTGGGCGTTCCTGGAAGGCAATGGCGAGTTCTCCATTGACTTTGAAAGCAGCAATGGCTTCAGCTTCTTCTACGGGCTGATAGATACGGTGATAGAGGCTAAGTTTTACCACGGGACAGTCGACATAACCGAGGATGTGATGAACACTGCCGGTACGCAGATCACCTGGAGCAGGGATTCGGGAATACCGGCTGAGGATAATTCCTGGTCGCCTGTCTTCGTGGACGGACAAAAGAACAAGGTTCACCTTATTTCCTCGGATATGGGATCTGAGTGGCTGAACGCCCGTTCGGTGACTTTCCGGGTAGAAGCCATTATCCCGCTGGGCGAGGAGAATTATTTGCGGGAATCAGAAGATTTATCATTTAACTTATAATCATATGCAACAGAAAAGAGTAATCAACATCCAGGTCAAGCCGTTGAACGCCAGTTCCGGCATGAAGATTGTAGGTGACGGCTCCTTCCAGCAGAAGTACAGCCGTGACGACAATGCTTTTTATCCTTCGTACTCTGCGATCCTTCCGCTCGTTGTAACGGTAGCGGTGAATCTTCAGGACCCTGACGGAGTGATCACCGAGGGTCCCGCTACGCTCGACCGTATCGACTGGTATCTGGGCGAATACAAGCCTGCCAACAAGATAGCGGAAGGAAATTCCGATTACGAGATATCCACTTCCGAGGATGGTATCCCGGTTCTGAAAGTAAAGCGTAACACACCGGTTGACGAGCCCTTCCTGCTGATCGGCGAGGCGTTCTACACCAATCCCAAGACCAACCGCCAGGAATCGCGTATCGAGCAGCAGCTGCTCAGCACCATCTACTATGAAGCCTCACTGCTTTCATTGATGGCCGACTCCCCGACGGAGGTTATCGTAGATCCAACGAAGGTGGATGACGGTGATTCCGCCAACTGGCAGGTACAGGTAAAGGCTGTACTCAAAAGCGGTGAGATAAGACTCTCCGAAAACAACGCCGTATACTGGTGGTATGTCAAGGATGGGCAGTATACCCGTCCGGTTACTACTTCAGATACCTGGCTGGTTACCACGCCTAACGCTGACGGAACCTTCCCCCGCACACTTGTGGTGGACGCTTCCCGTTTCAAGAATATCAAGCTGGAATGCCGTGCCGCCTACAAGGGAGAGGCAGATCCGGCACCGGCATCGCCGACCAATGCTGCCCTGATGGTGCAGTATAATATCCGTGTGGATCTTCCTGTTTTCCAGAATGCCAAGCAGGTACCGATTGCCGGAGCTTACATAACGATCAATGACATCGGGACAGAGAAACTGATCAAGTCCCGTTGCGAGATTACTGCCGGTGGGCGTGTGATCGAGAATCCTGAGAAATACTACAATATCACCTGGAAAGCGACCAATGCCGATGGTACATCTTCCATTATCGGATATGGTGAATATATCGAAACGACCGTCAAGGCTCTGGGTATCACCTATACGAATCCGGTAGTACTGGAACCGTCCGTCATGCCCAAGATCGGCTCATGGAATGTCGAAGGAAGCGTATACAATGGTATCGGTGCTACTCCTGCCTTCCGGTTCGGGGTGAACCAGATCGCGGACAAGCTGGGTGCCTATCTGGTTAAATGTGAGGATGGAGTAAACGTTGAGATCATCGGAAAGCTCAAGAACAACAACTGGATGCGATTCGAGGATGGTACGCTTGCGCCGACCACAGTCAACTCGGCTGAAGAAGACAAGGGATATAATATCATGTATGGCTGGACGCAGACGATCCATACCATAGAAAATGCTAAAGTAGGAGATGAAGTAGTCGCCCTGTTCGGTGAGGAACCGTTCGAGTATAATGGGGTGCAGTCTGTTCCCATTCCTCCGACCCTGATCTGCCCGGGTCTTCCCGCCGTGGTTGATGGCAAGTTCCGTTCCATGTACTTTACGTACCGGGCCGGAGAAGGTGGTAGTAACGGATATCTGGGTATCACTGCATTCAACAAAGCAGACAGAACCTATCCGAGAACTGTTCTCAGTCAGTTTACGACCAATGACTATGCTGTAGCTCATAATGCGGATAAAAACAAGACTATTCCGTTTGCTCCGCTGATGGACTGGCATCTTCTGAATATCACCAATGCGCTGATGAACAAGTTCGGAACGGTTTATTTGCATGATCCAGAGATGTTTGGGGCGGGTATTTCAAGTAATGTAGCGATAACTGGTGGTAGCACTGTGACTCAAAGAACAGGAACATCTTATAAGATGGAAGAAGGAGGGAGTCAGATATTTCAGAAATTATCTGAACAACCTCCCTTCTGTGTTGATGAAAACGGAACAAAGAAAAGCTGGTCTGAGATTCTCTCTAAATATTATCCTCGTATGGAGTGCCTGGAAGTTCAGATGGTTCTTTCTTATGCGGCAGAGAATGGTATAGAGCCAGGTGTAGATTTCGCGTTTGACGACAAATTTTACAGATATTACAATATACCAGGAACCAAGACACTACTTGAAGGAGAAATGAATGCAATACTTTCAAGAAGATTTTATCTAAAAAGTCTTTCAGCATGGGATGTGTCGGGAAATCCTATCAATATAGCAGAGATTGGAGTTTTTCTTCAAACCTCCGCAATCTACGGCATGGACCTCGTCTCCGCCGACGTTCTCCAGTATGCAGGAGCAGGCATCGAAAAGGTCATGGAAATCGAAGACGGCACTTCCGGAGGCTCTACTAATCCGATCAAGTGCTATCTCTGCCGTGAACAGGATAAGCTGACATTAAACAAGGACTACGTCAAAGATGCCGGGCAGTTATTTGACTTTCAGGAGAGTCCTGATTACACTTATATCGGAACCCTTCCTTCAGGTAGTGGGTACTTTACGGATCTGATACGTGGAACTAGGCTGGGAACTTTAAAGAAAGGATCGCTAGCAGATAATACCGCATACATAGACCGTAATAACTATACAAACCAGGCGGTAGGTAAGGTTGTCCGTCTTGGACACAGGGTGCGTGGTTACGGCACTTCGTCGAATGCTTCCGCTCGTTACGTGCATGCGCACTCCCAGCTGTCGATTCCGTCTGCGACCTTCGCTGGCGGCTTCCAGGTGCGCTTACCCGAAGGGACGGTGAGTGCAACGTCGCATAACGACAGTGACGAAAGCGCAGCCGAGAGTGAGTGAAACGAACGTGCGGGGGAGGCTTGTCCTCCCCATCTAAAGATATAAGGTTTTCCGCGTAGCGTGGTAACGGCAATTCGTCGAATGCTTCCGCTCGTTACGTGAATGCGAACAACCAGCTGTCGAATACGAATGCGAACTACGCTGGCGGCTTACAAATGATAATTTACGCGGAAACCTCGTCGGTAGTACGAAAAATCAAGGACAACCTCTGTGTACGAGGAGACAGGGGAATGGGCTGGTAGATATCCGAAGGCCCGTTAATAAAGGCTTCCACTTGGATAAGGAAGATGAAAAGGAAAGGAAATATAATGAGCCGCATGACTCCTGAGCTGGTACATCAGGCAGTGATCAATGCTTCACGAAAGCATATGTGTAAAAACGAGGTAATTGAATTTTTACAGGATAAAGAAAATGAATACAGCGTATACAGACAGCTCCTAAAAGGAGAAAGTATTGACGTGGAATACAGATATAAGGAGGTTGTATCTGTCAACGGGAAAAAACGGATCGTTGCAATCAGCAGCTTCCGGAACCGGGTGATCATGCACACGCTTATGCTGTTGATTAAGAAGGAGTATGCCGCAAGGCTGTCTGACGACTGTTACAACTGCATAAAAGGACGGGGAATCAACGCAAGTAGAAAGCGGTATGACCCGGTCAGGCAGATCAAAAGGATTATTGGAAGGCATCACCCGTGGGGGTATTTGCAGCTGGATATCCGAAAATGTTATGAGTCGACTTGTCCGGAGATTCTGTTCGCCCGTCATGAAGCGATCTGGAAGGATAAACGAATACTGCGCTATCTGCAAAGAGTTTCCTTCTGTGATATAGGGCTGCCCATTGGTACCCCTTCATCCCCGATGAACCAGCATATCATGATGATGGCCTTCGACAGGTTTATCCGTAAGGATCTGAAGATCAGATACTATGTAAGGTATGCGGATGATATCATCCTGTTCGGAGATAAGGGTAAGCTCCATGAAGCGAAATGGCGTATAGCGAATTACCTCTGGTATAACCTGGGGTACGAACTGAAGAAAGATGCGCATCCTACACCTATGCGTAATGGAACGGACATTCTGGGCTATGTGTTTCACTGCGGATATACAAGAGTTAGAAAGAGTACAAAGGAAAGAATGAAAAGATCATGGCGTAATCCTCGTTCCAGGTCCTCCTATCTGGGAATACTAAAAGGGGCCGACGCTAAAAATTTAAAAAGGAAACTGAATATGAAATTATCATTTCTGATAACAAATGAAACAAAGGTAAGACGCAGAATGGACTCGCCTTTGGTTGACATTGCGGAATTAACAGGAAAGGTATTTGATATCCTGGATTTTGAAGTGCGTGAACCGGACAAGAAGAAGGGGAAAGCATGGATGCGTATGCAGGTCCGCTACGAGGATATGGGTGATGACGGGAAGCCGGTCGTAAAGACCCGGCTTGTAAAGGGATTCCATGTGGCTATCTGCGAGTTTCTGAAGAATATGACGCAGTATATCAACAAGACATCGGCCATCAGCGGAATGTCTTACGAAGAGACCTTTAAAAAGACGCTTCCGTTTGAGGATTGTGAGGTCGAGAATCGCAACGGATGGTGTATCAAGGGTACTCTGGAGATCGAAGAATAGTATTAACTTTTAAATAAATCAATTATGAATTACTTGTTGGTAAGCAAAGCGCAGCTGATAGAGAAAGGTATTTATACGGATGCGCAAGAACTGAGTGACGGACGTGCGGTGCTTAGTATCAATGCCCTGAAGGTGATCGGCACCGGACTGAAGGATGTCGAGATCATTACGCAGGAAGCGCTAAATGCGTTGTTGCTGGAGGAAAAGAAGAAAAGTAAAACGGTAAAGAAGTAAGGAGGAATAATCATGGCAAGAAAAATAAATGGAAGTTTTCAACTGTTCGCCCTGATGAACGGAGTGAACGTTCGCGCCAGAATGGGCATCATCAATGGTCCGCTACGCCAGGAATACAAGAAAGGAACCAGTATCTGTACTCCTGACTGGGAGACATCGGCCAACAAACCTCTTGTCTATGCGCATCTTAACCGGGACGACAACGGAGCGGTCCTGATCCCGACTACCGTAGATCTGTTCTACAATGGTGTGCAGATTGCCTTCGGAGAGGATGGACTGAGTACCACCGGAGCTCTGGCCGGTGTGTTTAAAAAGTCTACAAAAACGATAAACATCGGAGGTCGCGACTATTCGAACATGATCGTCTTTGAGATTGTAAAGAATATCGTACCGGTATCCAACTATGATAACGATACGATCCTTCTCAAGGGAACAACCGAGGTGGGTGGTCAGACTCTGGCTTTTGACGGAATCTCTGAGACGGTTGAGATTGTCGAAACGGTAGGCAGCTCTACTACTCTTTACCTGGATGGTGATACGGATGTCACTACAGATTCTCCGACAGCCACACTCAATGCCCATGTGCTCGTAGATGGTATTACCCCATCCGATCTTTCCGCATATACGGCGAAGTGGTACAAGGTAAGCGGAGAAACTGCTACGCTGGTAACTACAGGCGCATGGTCTCTGACGGTAAACGCATCCGATATCGACGGTACGACTACCTACCGGTGTGACTTGTTGCAAAAAGACGGTTCTACGGTTATCAGTAGCGCATACATTAATGTTACCGACTATACCGATCCCTACCGGGTGAACCTGTATGTAGACGGAATTACAGGGGAACAGATCAAGGAGGGTGAAACGGCGATCTATACCGCTAAGGTAGAGAAAGATGACGGTACGGAAGATACCACCGCTCAGACTACCTTTACTGTTACGGATAACTCAGGATCGGTTATATCCTCTCTTTCCGGCGTAAAGAAAACGATCAGCGTAACATTCCAGGATGTAATGAACGCCGGTGGTGGTATCTCCGGCTATGTTAGTGCAACGATAACGGCATAAGATAATGGCAAAGAAACTGTCTTCCGCTTCATTCAGAGTAAGCGTCGCTCCTGAGTCCGGAGCTGACGCTACCACCTACTGGCTCGTTCCTTCCGTGACACAGGTTAAGAGGAAGGAGGACGGGACGCATCTGCCCGAATATGTCTCCTGTGAAAGCAGGGCTAAATCCGGAGAGGATACTCCCGTGTCGGGAATAGGAACCATCAAGTTTGTGCTGATCTACCAGACGGGCGGTACATCGTCTGAATTCATCTATTCCTCCCGTATCATCGTGACATCCGATATGGCAGCGATCTCTTTCAGGCTCTATGTCGGTGGTGTACAGATGGACGAGAAGACGGTTCTTGTTGTCGATGACGGACAGAATGGCAAGCCGGGTGACGAGGGTGATCCTGGCACACCGGGAAAAGACGGTACTTTCTTGAAACAGATATTTACCCAGGCGGATACACGTCCGGATGCTCCGACAGGAAGCTCCATCCCGGCCGGCTGGTCTGAATATCCGGAATTCGGCGTGCTGACCATTCTTGGGTATGAGGGAGAGTATTATCCCAATGGCGGATACAGACGCTCTCCAAAACTCACTGCGCATAGCGGTACATACAGGGATCGGATACTCTTCTCTACGACCAATGCCAATCAGGTGATCACGCTTCGTGTGGTTGTCTCAAGCGAGGCGTATGATCACGCGTATATTGGGACACCCGATACTATCCTAAATACCTCGAACTATTTCGACAGGATGTCGGGAGAAAACGACCGGCTTATCTCTCAGGCCGTATCACAACCAGGAGATCACTATATAGAGATTCTGTATGTAAAGGACGGCTCGGTAAGCCAGGGCGAGGATATGGTCAAGTATAAGGTCGTACACAGCGATACGGTGTGGGTATCTTCCGCACAGGCTACCTATGACAAGGATTATGAGAAATGGGTATACGGAACCTGGTCCCGTCCTTCTAAGTATTTGGCGGATACACCTGATATGGAATATATCTTCCGTCGGGAAGAAAGTACCTTTACTCCGGAGTCTGATCCGTTTGTAAAAGGCTTCATTCCTCTTCCTTTCGCATCCGATGAGAATTATCTGGGTGATTTCCTCTCTTCCGCTGCGCAGGTGGTGGATGCCATTTATAAGAACGGAGAAGACTATTATAGATGTATCCAGGCAAGACCAGCCAACTCAGAAATCCCAATCACTAATGAGGATTACTTTAAATATCTTGTGCCTTTTACCAATGATCCTTTAGGGGTGACCGAAGAGTATCCGAGGGAGTACATGTCCTTCCGAAAAAAAGAAAATGGCAAATGGGGGGCTTACTCTGAACCGAAGCTGCATGCCAACTACGCCAAGGGAGAGGATGGTCTTCCCGGACCGGCCGGCGAAAGAGGAAGGATGCCATTCCCGGCCGGATTCTGGAGCGCGGATATCGAGTATACGGCAACTGAGGATATTACACCGATTGTCTATTACGAGGCAGGATCAACCTACTATGTGATGAGAAAGACAGCAACCATCATCGGTGTAAATCCGATGGAGGATTACCGGGATAATCCTACTACGTCGTACTGGATACCTTTTGAAAATTACAAGGCAATATTCACAGAGATCCTGATGGCGAACTTTGCCAAGCTCGCCAGCGCGGTGTTTTACGGTGATTATATGTTCTCCCAGCACGGAAAAGATGCTGATGGGAATGATACGACCAACTATGGACTGTTTGATCCAACGAAGATAGGACAGAGTGATTGCCCGTTTACACCTAATCTGCTCCTTGATCTGTTACTGGGTAAGTTTATGGGGCTGGATGTGGATATTCAAGGCGGAAAGATCGGAGACCTTGTGATAAACGGGAATAAGTTGAGTTCCGATAACCTTTCTTCCGGAATAGAAATCGGAAGCGGATCAGAGGGAGAAGGTGGTTCCGGTAGATTTTTACGATTAGGAGGGGGATATAACGTTCCTCTGATTGGGATCAGGCTTGACCGTCAGAATCCTCTCTCTAATGGTTATCGGGGAATAAATATCGAGAGCTATGGAACTGGTAATGTTTGTCTAAGCTTGCTTGCCAATGCCGGAAGTAAGTTTGCTATAGATTCGGTAGGTCCTCATCATTTTTATCAACGATCCGGTGAAGTGTGGGATGCTCCCGGTGTCCTGTGGGCAGGAAGGATTAGTGCCGATGGCACAATTGAGAGTTCCTGGGGAGATGGCTGTACTATTGACTCTCCTGTATATCACGGACAAGCTGGGCTCTACGCTTTTAATCATGATCTTAATCATACACAGTATTTTGTCATGGTAACAGCTGTTCATGGTAACTGGAGTATTGGTGCGGATACGGATAAGTACACCCATCAGTTTACCGTCCGGACTTTCCATAAAGATCAGGGATATATAGACTCTCCATTTGAAGTTGCAGTTATAGGAAGAAACAGATTAAAAGAATATTAATGAAAAGAATAATAGATAAATATTTGGGCTGGCTGAAGGATAGTAACCGCCCAAAACATATCCTTTGTGGATTGCTGGTGTATGCTGCGATGATGGCTGTTCGTCACGAGTTAGTGATCTAG